TGGTCTGGGCGGCTGCGGCCCTTATATTCATTGCAGTTGTGGGAAAGATCATTCTCAATCTGATGAAGAATTTGAAGACTTGGGTGGATTTAGATATATTGAACTAGGTGGTTTATTATTTGTAGAAGATTGTGAGGGCTGCGAAAAACGATTGGGTAAGTACGAAAGATTTATCTGGGACAATCGTAATACTATTCGTCGTTATTTAAAAACTCGCATCGACCAAGAAAAAGCCTGGGCTGATCAGGAACACATGCTAAATATTTTAGCAGGTTTTAACGTTTCGGATAATTACTTATGACAGAATTTATTATGGAACTAAACTCAACAAATGAGTTGTTTGGTATACTTAATGACCTTAAAAAGAAAAACATTATTAATGGAGTAGATTTTAGGTATTATTATGAACACTCATATTATGAACACTCAAATCATATGAGTGACAACAAAATAAATCCACTAAATGAAAATGATTATAGAGTAAAGAAAATCGTTAAGTTTTATTTTGTTGATCCTATATACGCTACTTATTTGAAACTGTTGTATACGTGAATTATGATAAATATAATTAAACAATAATTTTATGATAAGAGTAAAACATGAACTAACCACTGGCAGTGGTTATGTAATTTTAGAAAAGATTATACCCCTAGATTTAATAGACAAACTGTTTGATAGACTCAACGAAACATATCCAGTAAGAGCATCTAGTTCAAATAAAAAGTATGCTGAAAAAGATGATATTAAGAATTTACCAGATATTAGTGTTTGGTGGAGCCAATTGTTATTGGATTGGGATGAGGTTATTCAAATAGATCAAAAACTACATCCTATAATTTTAGATCACTTGCCTACTGCCATGCTGTATACCAGTGACATGGTGGTCACAGAACCAAACTCTACTTATACCAATCCACACATAGACACTCCACATAGATTTGAAAAATATAATTACAATAAAAAACTATTGGGAATTCAATGTGTTGTTGCACTGAACGATTTGGACGAGCATACCGGTAGTACTGGGTTGGTGCCTAAGAGTCAACATATTGATTTTAATATAGGGCTTTGTTACAAAGGGTTATATTTGGACTTTTTTAAACTGAACAAAACACAACCAAAAATGTCTAAAGGTAGCGTGTTAATTTACAACAGTAGATTATTACATAGTACAATGCCTATAACACAGAAAACAAGGCGCCCAGCACTGTTGCTTAATTACCTTGACTCAAGTATTATTGATGATGTAAAATCAATTGATAATATTTGGAAAAGCAATGGCAATATCGACACAAACACTGAATAATTACTATTTCAAACCTGCTGAAATTACTGAATACATTGATGAAGTAAAAATTAATCCCAATGATTCTTCTAAAGTTAGTTTTAAGGTAAAAGGCGATCCATATGAAGTTATAAAATGGTGTAGATTGAATTTTGGTAATCGAGGAGATGGCTGGGATTTTTCAGGTGGTATGAAAGTTGAAGTGACTATTTGGTCTAGTAAATTAAAATTTATGTGGGAATTATGGCAGGAATAATATGTTAGATGTAATGATTGATTTGGAATCACTAGACACAGGTCCAAACGCAGTGATACTTACTATAGGTGCAGTTTCTTTTAATCCTAAATCTATGGGGATAGTTGAAAGATTAGAACTACGCCCTACGATTGAAGATCAAACAGAAACTCATAGTAGGATAATAAATGACGATACGTTGCGGTGGTGGAGTGAACAAAGCCCCGACGCAATTGAAGAAGCATTTGGAGACGGGGGACGCAGTTCATTTAATGAATGCATGGAAGCCCTTTATAAGTTTTGTTGGAACCGTCGCGCTGTTTGGAGCAATGGTGCAGGGTTTGACGTAGTAGCATGCGAAAGTGCATTTAAACAGACATTGACTGAGCGTCCTAATCCTATTCCATGGCCATATTATACCGTACGAGATACACGCACGTTGTATGAAGTTGCAGGCGTTAGTCTTAAAGACAAAAAGTATGGTAGCAAAACCACCCATCGTGCAATAGAAGATGCTGAACATCAGGCTATTGTTGTACAGGATGCCTATCGTAATTTGATTAAAGCGGGATTGGTAACTATTTAATGAAATTCAATAGTGACATTGACATAGATACGGGTGACAGAGACAAGATATTGTCACTCATCAAGCACACACCGGCGGCTATGCGTGACGTTCATCCTATTAGAAAGCATGCTACTGGTATATATGTGACTGAAGTTCCATACGATCCTATAAATGATATGGCATCGATTGATTATAAGACTGCCGAAAATCGTGGATACTTTAAATTAGATTTGTTGAATGTTCATATTTACAATGAAGTCAAAGATGAAAATCATTTGATCGAATTGATGCGCGAGCCAAATTGGAATAGATTGAAGGACAAAGATTTTTTTGAAAAACTAATTCACATTAGTAATCATTATGACACTATGTTGAGTATGCCAGAAGATATCAATACTATACCAAGACTTAGTATGTTTCTAGCAATCATACGCCCTGGTAAAAAACATCTTGTTGGCAAGAGTTGGAAAGAAGTATCAGAATCAGTTTGGACTAGGGAAACTGACGGCTATCAGTTCAAAAAAGCGCATGCTGTTGGATATTCTTGGCTTGTGGCCGTACACATGAATCTGTTAGAAAATTCTATGTTATTCGTTTGACGAGAGTTATGGATCGCCTTTTTGATCTTTTTTTGTATAGTTCTGTTATACTACAAATAGGACCATGCACTACTATTAAACCTTTGTTCATAAAAGTCCTAAGATAAGGTTTAAATATCTGCCATTCTTCTTTCAAGAATAGATTGATAGGTATCAATCTATTGCTTTCCCACCACCAAATTTCACCCAATTCTAAGAACTTACTTTTGCTATCAGTATCAACAATGGCTCCGTAGTCATAAAGAGTTGTAACATTATCATCGCGATTTTGAATGATACCTACATAATCATTCCCTGCATAGGTGCATACGGTAATGAATGGGTGTGTTGAGGTTAATTTCTCAAAAAAATCATAGTGTGGCATTATATTAATTCTTAACATGCTATTTAATCGGGCAACTTACCCAATAATATTTTGTTATTTCAATCTAGATAAATATACTAAAGGAAAAGGATATTATGGCTTATAGCACCAGTGTTTTTGTGTATACGCAGCGTCAGATCGTCGTCCTTTTGTCCGGTAATTCAGTGAGAAAATACATGCCTCAATACGCCAAACCCCTAACATTACACAAAGGTGTCGACAACCAAATACAGTTTCAATTTCTGAATCAGGAACAAAAACCAGTGGACATAACGGGTAAAGAAATTACCTGCAGAATCATAAGTTATAATGGTAGTGAAATACTATTACAAAAGGCCCTCACATTACAATTGGCAGCAACAGGTATAGCAGCACTACAGTTAAACGCAGCAGATATTGAAGACATATCTTCGCAAAAAGCATATTACTCGCTAGAAATACCAGTAGGAGCCTTTGATTACCCAGTGTACGTAGATCAAAATGCAGGCGCAAGAGGTGATATGAATATTGTTGATAGTGTATTGCCTAGTTTTGTACCCTCTCAACCTGTCAGTATTCCCACCGGGCAACCCTTCCCCAATGTAAATCCAAACTCTAATGTAATGAGCAATGCAACTACATATTATAGTAGTGTTGTCAACACCAGCGATAATCCAGTATTAACATTACAAGTTAGGTTAGAAGACTATTTTGGTAGTGTGGGTATTGAAGGTTCTACTATTGGCACTACAGATTGGTATCCTATAGAACTACACGAATATACGGCAGAGCAAGTAACAGATACATATGGCTATAGTATTAAGGGTTATCATCCTTATGTTCGTATGTCGTTTATTTCAAACGTTGGCGCAGTAACCAACTTGTTATCCAGATAATTGATTAGTCAGCGTAATTATGTTATCATGTCAAGATGTTTGACATACTGACTATTATCCCTGGCAAGAAGAAACTAACAACTAGTGGTTGGTATAGTTTCAATGCCATTTGTTGTTCGTATCTTGGACATAGGCCTGACCGCCGATCACGCGGTGGTGTAAAGTTCGATGGGGAAACAAATTGGTCCATGCATTGTTTTAATTGTAACTTTAAGTGTGGATTCAAATTAGGAAAAAGTCTTACCAAAAATACCAAATTGTTTTTATCTTGGTGTGGCATAGAAGAAACTCAGATTCAAAAATACAACCTAGAAAGCCTGAAATACAAAGACTTAATAGAATATGTTAAGGTCAAAAAAGAAAAACTAAAAATAAAATTCAAAGAACACAATTTACCAGACGGAGAGTTGTTGGACGTAAATAATCCATTGCACAAAGTATATGTTGATTATCTGCAATCACGAAATATAAGTCCTATTACTTATCCATTCATGATTACTCCCTCAGAGAAGGGTAGAATGTCTAATAGAATACTTATACCATATACTTTTAAAAATAAGATCGTAGGACATACCAGTAGATTTTTAGATAATAAAATTCCCAAATATATCAACGAACAACAACCTGGATATGTGTTTGGCATAGACTTTCAAAAATCTGAATATGAGTTTTGTATTTTAGTTGAAGGTATATTTGATGCACTTAGTATAAATGGGTTAGCACTTACACACAATACGATTAATGATGATCAGGTAACATTGATTAATAGTCTGAAAAAAAGAGTAATATATGTCCCCGACAGAGATAAAACTGGCCTAGAAACATGTGATAGAGCATTAGAATTAGGTTACAGCGTAAGTATGCCAAATTGGGAAATTGATGTTAAGGATGTTAATGATGCTGTTGTTCGTTATGGCAAGTTCGCAACTCTACTAAGTATCATACAAAGTGCAACTACGAGCAAAATAAAGATAGAAATGATGAGGAGAAAAATTGGCAAGTAAAGAGTATAACACAGATATGCAAACATTGTTTTTGCGAATGATGGTTACAAACTCTGAGTTGTATACCAGAGTTACCAACATTATGAATCCTGCTAACTTTGACCGTAAGTTAAAGCCAGTTGCTGAATTTTTAGTAGAACACACAACCAAGTACGGGGTAATACCTGATCCAGCGCAGATCAAAGCAATGACTGGTATTGATATTGAACATATACCTGAAATGGGAGATGGGCATAATGAATGGTTTCTGGACGAATTCGAATCGTTTACTAAGCGACAAGAACTAGAACGTGCGATTCTCAAAAGTGCAGACTTGCTTGAGAAGGGTGACTTTGATCCAGTCGAGAAATTGATCAAGGATGCTGTTCAAATCTCATTACAGAAAGACATGGGTACTGATTACTTTGCTGATCCTAAAGCACGTATTAACAAGTACTTCAATGCAGGTGGACAAGTCTCGACTGGCTGGCCACAAATGGACAGATTGCTATACGGCGGATTCAGTAGAGGTGAGTTGAACATCTTTGCAGGTGGTTCAGGTTCGGGTAAGTCACTTGTCATGATGAATATCGCATTGAACTGGTTGCAAGTAGGACTAAGTGGGGTGTACATCACACTTGAATTGTCAGAAGAACTAACATCACTGCGAACTGATGCGATGTTGACCAGTATGAGTACCAAAGAGATTCGCAAAGATATCGATACTACTGAGCTTAAGGTTCGTATGGTCGGAAAGAAAGCAGGTAAGTATCGTGTCAAGGGCATGCCTGCGCAGAGTAACGTAAATGATATCAGAGCATACATCAAAGAAGTGCAGATTCAAACAGGTATCAAGATCGACTTTGTAATGGTTGACTATCTTGATCTTGTCATGCCTGTATCTGTCAAAGTCAATCCCAACGATCAGTTTGTCAAAGACAAGTACGTGTCAGAAGAATTGCGCAATCTAGCAAAAGAATTGGGCGTGCTGATGGTCACTGCCTCACAGTTGAATCGTACAGCGGTTGATGAAATTGAATTTGATCATAGTCACATTGCGGGTGGTATCTCTAAGATCAATACAGCAGACAATGTGTTTGGTATTTTCACATCACGTAGCATGAGAGAGCGCGGCAAGTATCAGATTCAATGTATGAAATCACGTAGTTCAACGGGTGTAGGTCAGAAAATTGACTTAGAGTATAATATTGAAACAATGCGAATCACTGACGAAAATCCAGAAGGAGAAACGTCATATACACCAAAGCCTAGTCTTAACAATATAATGAGTACACTAAAATCTAGTTCCACTATTGTTGATAGTAATACAGGAGAAATACTAGAACCAGAACAAAAACGTGTTGTAGCAGATGTACAGGGTTCTAAACTCAAGTCATTATTAAATTCATTAAAGAAATAATCCATCGTGTTTTCATAAATACTATATGCTGAAAAAAACTCGTAGCCTTTTAGAAGAATTAGAGTCAATAACTCAAAATAGGGATGTTAATCACATTGTGGAAAACCGAGCCCACAACATTATAACTAGTGCTATCAATTTGATTGAATTCATCAATAAACATTATGACAAGGATACTAGCGAATTACTTGAGAAAAAATTGTTGAGTGCAATTAAAGGCAGAGACCAAAACAGATTTTCTAAGAGTATAAGGAAAAACAATGAAGCCGAATAAAAAAATTAATGAAGGTTGGTTTGATAATGCTAGAGATGTATTTAATAGGGCTATGGGAAATCCTGTTGGGAATAGTCGCGGCGCATCACAACAATTTGTAGGGAAATTTGTTCAGGATTTGACAAATGACCTTTCTATGGCCATCCAATCAGGAAGTGTGCAGCAGCAACCAGCAGCACAACCAGCAGCACAACCAGCAGCACAACCAGCAGCACAACCAGCAGCACAAAGGCAAAATTTTAATCAAAAATTAGCAACAAGACAATTGCCCGCACAGGGAACTAGACCTAGCGCAAAAGTTGGTAGTAAAAGAATAGCAAGAGAACAAACCACATACGACAAATTAAATGAGTTGTTTGAAAGTATATTAGAAAACGAGGTTGGACAAAGTATTTCTCAGTACATACTAGCATGGACTAACAGGTATATGAAGAATCAAAACTGGTCTAAGGATAAGAATATACAATCTTTAGCACAGCAAGCAGAACAAACATACGACACTGACGGAGGTAAAGCAGTCTTAACCAAACTCGCATCTTATCTTTATAGCACATGGGCGCCCGGCCAAGGACAAGGCAGTGGTACAACTTCTTCTAAAGAGTTGGCAAGTTCTATACAAAATTCGCTTGGTAAACTTAAAAATCTAGACCCTGCGTTGTACTCGCAACTTATAAAAAATATAAACGTGTAATATGAAACTATCCGAAGGTCTTGCAAAATTAAGAGATTCACTAAAACCCTTGCTCGTGGAAGACAAGGGCCATTTAGACCATCCTGAAGATTTGGTATTTTTGCAAGGAAGTACTGGCGCACAAAAAGCATTGCAGAATTCAATAAAAACAGTTAAGCAACCCAAAAAAATTACTATTAAATGGGACGGATATCCTGCATTGATATTTGGTCATGATGATCGAGGCCGCTTTAGTATCATGGATAAACACATGTTTAATAAAAAGGACGGCACAGGTAGACAAGTTTACAGCCCAGAACAATTTCGTCAATACGATGTTGCAAGGGGCGTGGATCGCGGTGACTTGTATAAATTGATCGCAACTATTTGGTCTGGATTAGAAAAATCTAGTAATGGTACTGAGGGTTATTATTGGGGAGACTTGTTATTTGCAAGGCCATTATCAATATCGTCCGATGGTTATTATGAATTCAGAGCAAATCCAAACGGTATTGCATACACAGTAGATGCTGATAGCACCATTGGAAAATTAATTAAAGGAAAAACTGCAGGTATAGCAATACATCAGTCTATACCTACAAATGCGGCCACTACTGACTTCGCACAGCCATTAAATGGCACTATCGGAAAATTGAAAAATAATAGCAATGTTGCTATTGTACCTAGTGCAATGCCAATTGTACCAAAACTCAGTATAGATAATAAATTAGTAACGCAGGTTAAAAAAACTATAGAAACATACGGTAAACAAGTAGATCAACTTATGGATACGGCCCCGCAAGCAAGAAATTCCTTTAATCAACTGTTTACTACATATGTAAACAAAAGAATCATTGCGGGGAACCTCAATAACTTGTTAAACGGATTTTTAGAATACGTAAATTCTAGACCAATGACTGACAGTATGAGAGAAAAAATTAACAATCACTTTCAAAATAATAAAGAGGGATTGGTGGGCATATTTAGTATATGGGTGGAGCTGTATAAGTTGAAAATGAGTATAGTGTCACAACTAAACCAAGCAGCAGAATCTAGCCCGGTCAAAGGTTACTTACAAGATGGTACACAAACTCAAGAAGGTTTTGTCGCTAATGGTCTTAAGTTTGTAGATAGGATGGGATTTAGTAGACAGAATCTAGCAGCAAAAGGTTAACCAAAACCGACTTTTTTTATGTAAATGATAAATAATAGTATGAAGCAGAAGGCTTCAACATATTTAAAGGAATAAAAAAATGGCACAATTTACAAAAGTAAACAGCGACTTTCAACCAGTACAAAACTACGATAGTTTTGACTATACCAATAATGGTCTAAATGCAGTTGTTTCTGGTGCAACAGTTCAACCACAAGGTCCTAAGTTAGACTTTTTCACTGTTACGGCAACCGGCGGATTTACTACTTCTCAAATAGCAACAATTGTTCAAGTAACTCAGCAATTGGCTACTATCTATTTGTATGAGTACACTGATACTACAAACGATACATTCGCAATGGCAGTGTATCCAGTTGCAGGATGGACAGCAAGTGATTTGAATACTGCGCTTACAAACGCAGGAGTTACAGGTACAACTACAACAGCAACTGCAACATTTACAGGTTAAACTGTATAGTTGCTTAATAACCCGAGAAATTTCTCGGGTTTTTTTATGGTTGTTAAATACATTATGGGTATTAAAATCACATGTTATACACTGTTCGATATCACTCAAACCAGAGTGTCAAATAGATATAAACCAAACCCCAATGTCGATGTGAAAGAATGGACGCATAAAAGAAATACACAGTGTAACTTTGATACTATTCTACAAGTAATCTCGCTGCGGTCCCAACCAGAAGTTTTGAATGAGCCAGAAAAAATTAACATACGATTCGATGAGTTTGGTAATTTTGGATTTGCATATCAACAATTAGAAAACGAAACATATCCATGTTGGAAATTTGTCTTTGAAGTGCAACATTGTAGAGTATTTGAAAATGATAGTAATGAATTGGGTAGTCTATATTACGATTGTGATCAAGTGCCGATGATACTATGTGGTACGGAAATAAACGATTTGATGAATTTTTTAGATACCACCCCAGAATTACGAAACATACATTTTTATATAAACCATGATTAAAGCCTTTGATAAATTAGATTCTTTTTTTTCTGCTGACTTAGAAAAAACTGTTGCCGATGTAATAATACTACAAAATTCAACTGGTGGATATGAACTATTCAACAAATACGATCTTTACAAAGAAAATAATTTTGTTAAAGTTATGGTTAGATATACACATACAATAAAGGAATTTTCTTCGTTAAAAGTGGCTATGTCTTGGTGCATATATGACAGGAGAAATAAAATAACAGAAGCCAAAAGACTAGAGCAATTGGATCAGTTGTTGACTGGAATAAATGTCGCTATAAATTCACATAAGAAAACATTAGGTGTTAGTAAAAATACAGACCACAAATTGATTGTGAGCGCAAAATTATCTAATGACCAACATAAGAAAAAACTATTGACCCATGAAATTTCTGGGTTAATACAAAACTCTAAGAGTTGGCAACTTAGTCAATTTAATAAAAATTAGTTGTATTTGATAAATACATCATCATAACTTACGGAATAACAACCATGAACCTACATCATTTTGATAAAAAAAATTATGCTACTAGAGCATTGAAGGAAAACTATAAGATGGGCTTTGATGTTAGAAAAATGTCCATGCTAGAGACCAAACAAATGCTCAAGAAAGTTAGGGCTCTTGCAATGGAGACCAAACAATCCAGTAGTTTCTATAAAAATCAAACTTCAAGTTCTTATATGAAATTAGTCTTTATGGAAGAGGCTTTAGTAAAGCATCATAATTATCTAGTATCTTTGCCCAAGACTAGGATTGTGGTTGAAAACCAAGAAGTAGAAAAATCACAGGTAGTGTTGGCTGCTCAAGATTTGTGCGATAGCATACAGAAAATGCTAGAAGAAATTGGCCAAATGCAAGTCAAGGAGTTGCCTGCATTAGTTGATAGTATTGAAAGCGAAATTGGTTCTAATGAATCACAGTCTTACAACGAACAAGTTTCGGGACAACTAGAGACACTAAGTGGTGCATTGAAAGAAGCATTTACACAAATGAAGGCAGCACGTGATAGTATTACTGGCGACGGCGCACCAGGCGCAGCATTTGAACCAGACGCAGACATGGGCGGTGATATGGGTGCAGACATGGGCGGTGATATGGGTGCAGACATGGGCGGTGATATGGGT